CGACCAGATCACGACGATGGTCTACGCGCAGCCGAACCCGGACCCAAACAGACCGCGAACAGGGTTTCTGCGGGCGTCCATCGTGGCGGCCAAGGATGCAATGCCGACGCTGAAACGGGAAAACCCGGGCGGAAGCTTCTCGGTGGATATTGGCCAGATCGAGGCAGTGATCCAAGGCACCGACATCGGCGAGACGATCTATCTCGGATATACCGCTAAATACGGCGCCTACGTCCACTACGGGGCTCAAGGCCGGAAGCCCCGCCCGTGGGTGACGCTGGCGGCTCAGCGCTGGCCGCAGATCGTTGATGCGAGGGCTGCGGCGCTCAAGGGGCGTCTTGGTCTTTAGGGTCTTCCCGGTCGATCGCTGAGACGAGCTTCGAAGCGAACGCGAGGATCATCGTCCGATAGCCTCTGAGGGCAAAGTCGGCATCTGCAGACGTGCCCTTCAGGTCAAGCGCTTCGTTGAAGCGCGCCATCAGGAATTCGTGGGCTTCGGTGTCGGAGAGCGGATCGCGATCGGCCATCGCGAGCAGGGATAGCACATGGCGATCGAGACCGACATCCTTGATGCGATGCGCTCGCATCTGATCGCATGGGCCAATGATCAGTCGCCGGTCATTCCGATTGAGTTCACCAACGACGACTTTGATAAGCCGTCGGACATGATCTGGCTGAGGGAGACGTTTCTCCCGAACGGCGTGGCTGGGCGCCTCTACAAGGCGGCAGAGCAGCGACTGCAAGGCATCTATCAGGTCGATCTCATGTTCCCGAAAGGGGCATTCGAGGACGCTTGGCGAACGAAAGCCGGCAACCTCGCCGATGAATTCCAAACCGACGATCCTTTTCCATCCGGCGCCGCTCGGGTGCTGATCAAAGAGCGTCCGTCCGTCGGCCCCGTCCTCGTCGAGGATGCATCCGCAATGATCCCGATCACGATCCGCTGGACGTGCTGGACCGCCTAACCGTCATCGACAATCCCGCTCGGAAAGGAGCATCCATATGGCTGGTTTGAAGACCACGCTGCAGGGGACCACTGTGTCCATCAGCACGACGGCCGTAACCCTTCCCCTCGACAAGACCGGGTTCGAGGGGCTGACCTTCACGCCTATCGGGTCGGTAGGCAACCTCGGAGACTTCGGTCCTTCGCCGAACATCGTAAGCTATAATACCCTGAACACGGCCGTCGTCTCCAAGGCCAAAGGTGTTGAAGATGCTGGCGAATTGACGATCGAAGTGGCACGCATCTTCGACGACGCCGGTCAGGTGCTGATCCGCACGGCGGCCGGAACCAAGTTCAACTACGCGGTCAAGATCGAATACGCCGATGCGCCGACGGAATCGTATTCGAACACGATCATCTATGCCGCCGGCCCGGTCTCTGGCCCTCAGTATCTCGGCGGATCGACCGACGATTTCATCCGCGAGAGCTACACCGTCGGCTTCACTGACCAGCGGCCGCTCGTGGTCGACCCCGTCTCCAGCTGATAGGTGATCTGTGGATCTTCTTTCTCTCCAGCCGTCCACGATCACTCTGGACCTCACGCATCCGGCGACCGGCGCCCATCTCGGTGTCCGCGTCGAACTCCAGAGCCTTGAGAGTGACGAGGTGAAGGCCGTCGAGCGCCGGATCAAGAACAAGGCCTTCAAGAGCGGCCGCTCTTCGGTGACCGCCGAGAAGGTCGAGGACAACGCCACTGCGATCCTCGCCGCAGCGATCGTCTCCTGGACGTTCAGCAAGGATGCCTATGGGAACGACGCAACGCTCGACGGCGATGCGAAGCCAGCATGTACGGACGCGAACAAGCGCAAGTTCCTAGCGGTCCCGGCACTGGCAAAGCAGATCGACACCGCGCTTGGAGACGAAGCGGCTTTTTTCGTGAAATCGGAGAGCAGCTGAGTAGCGCGCTCTCCGCCTACGTCGAGTTTGAAACGCCTGGCTACGAGCTCGATCACGGCCGTGATGGCAAGGAGACGATCACCAAGCGCGAACTCTACGACCGGTTCGGCAAGGCCGATCTTGTCCCGGATATCGACGTGCCTGACGACGCCGAGCACGTCTGGGATTGGTTTTGGCAGATCAATCGGCGCCGCCAGCAGGGCATGAACGGGCCACAGCCGACCTCCTATGAGACCATTGCGCTGTGGTCAGCCATGACCGGTGAGCGCCCGTTGAGAGAGGAACTGGCGATCCTCATGCGGATGGACGATGCCTATGTCGACGCAGTCGCGAAGGCTCATGATGATCAGCAGCGGGCGAACAAGCGACCGGGCGAGTAGGCGGCGCTTCCCGCGGCGTGTTGTCCATGTGGGTCTACAAGCTTGGCTCAACGCGGGTTGGAGTAGGCTGCGTCTTCTGCTGATCAGCGGCCGCTCTCAGATTTGAACCAGAGGCCGCGGCGAGCACCGCAAGATGGCGCTCAATCAGCGTGAGAAGCGCCAACGCACCGCATACCGAAGCCGCAATCAGGAAACCGCCGGCGGCGCCAATGATCAGGCCGCCTAAGCCGCCGATCATCCCAGCACCGAGGATCGCCCCGGCTAGTATGAACACGACCGCGAGTGCTCCGTTTATCAAGGACAGGGTGTAGGCGAGAGCGCGGTTCATTCACTGTCTCCAATGGGTAATGCTGCGGTTGGAATGCTGGCGCATCTGACCTTTTCTACCTGTATCGTTGGTAGGTCGTTCCGCCCCAATACCGCTTTTCGGGGAACGCTTTCATGGCCTCCTCTCTGGCTTTGTCGAGCTGAGATTTCTTGACAGGGTCAGACACGGCGCTGAATACCGGGTCGTCGATGGACGCCCCTTTGGGTAGGCTTCTCTTGAGATCGACGGCGTCGCGAACCGCTTCGTAAACGCAGGTCGCGCCCGGCGTGAAATCATGGCTGTTGAGCTCCAAACACTTGCTCCGCAGCGGTGCCGCCTCCTCAGGGTATATGCGATCAAAGGCGTCCATCATAACCACCGCGACATGAGCGTTAGGAAGACACTCTGCAATCTGAACGAAGGTTGGAGAGGTCTTTTTGCAGGCTTCAAGGGCACGAGGATCAACGTTCTCGGCGAACGCGGGCCACGATCCTACCGTTAAAACGACACCGAGCAGAACAGAACGCAATTCGACCTCCAAGTGAGTTTTGAGGGCACGCTATCGCGCGTCTATCTGAAAGGCAAAGGCATGGCTGAAATTGCCACCCTTGGTGTCTCCGTCGACTCGTCGGGCGTCACGAAGGGCACCCGCGACCTCGACAAGCTGACGGTGTCTGCGGCCCGCGCGGAAGCGGCTGCTGCGGGTCTTTCAACATCGACCAAGAACGCGAGTACCGCGGCGGCAGGCATCGCATCTTCGAGCAAAAACGCGGCTGCAGCCCTATCCTCCCAGGCATCGCAGGCGGCGACCGTTGCATCGGCCGTTGGTAAGAATGCTGCGGCCTTCGACAGCGTCGGTGCGTCTGCAGGCAGGGCCGCCGGCCAAGCGCAGGCAGCAGCTCAGGGCGTTTCGGCAGCGACAAAGAACGTCAGTGCGGTTGCGGCTGGCGCCGAAGCGGCAGCATCAAAGGCCGGCGCGGCCATCGGGCTGTGGACGGATCAAATGGGCCGTCTGCGCAATGCGACCGGCCAATTCGCCACGACTCAGGATAAGGTGAGGGCCGCTGCCATGGCTGCCGAAGGCGCGCTTGATGCTCAATCGGCCGCTGCATTGGAACTCGCGAATTCGCTTGGGCGGGCGACTGCAGCTGCGAACCAGAATGGCGCAGCCACCAAGAGCGCCTATCTGCCGGTCGGCAACCTTGCGGCACAGTTCCAGGACATCGCCGTCACTGCGAGCATGGGCGCAAACGCCATGCAGGTCGCGCTCGCGCAAGGCACGCAGATCGCCGGCGCGCTCGGGCCGCTTGGTGCGGCCGGATCCGTCAAGGCGCTGGGTGCGGCGTTCGTCTCGCTCCTCTCCCCGGTCTCGATCTTGGCGATCGGGCTCACGGCCCTCGCCACCGTCGGCATCCAGGCCGTCGATTGGGCGAAGACAGGCGCCAGCCTGCTGAAGGCCTTCGCCGACATCCTTCCCGATATCGCAGTCGATGCCGCGATTGCCGGCACCGCGCTTGCCGCTGCCTTCGCCCCGAGCATCCTTCGTGCCGTCGGCTCGCTGACCACGGCTATCGGTGTGGGGCTGGTCAATGCGCTCAAGGCCGTTGCGCTCTGGTCGGCCGCCAACCCCATCGGCGCATTCGTCCTTGCCCTAGGCGCGGCGACGATCGCGGCCTACCACTTTCGGGACGAGATCAAGGCCATCTTCGGTGTCGATCTGATCGGCGTCGTGAAAGACGCGGCGAACACAATCATTGGCGTGTTCGTCGGTGCCTATGAGGCCATCAAGGCTTCTTGGTCCATGCTCCCGGCAGCCATTGGAGAAGTTGTTACCGCTGCCGCGAATGCCGTAATCGGTGGCGTGGAATCGATGATCAACAGCGTCATCGGGCAGATCAACAATGTAGTCGCGCAGGCCGGCAATGCTGCAGCGAGCCTGGGATACCCGATCGAGATCGGCGGGGCTATTATCGCCCCTGTCACCATCGATCGAGTTTCAGACGCCGGCGGGGGCGGACTCGACAATGCGATGAAGGCGGCGACTGATGCTTTTTCTGCCGCCCAGGATACCGACTACATTGGCAAAATCGGCGAAACCATCAGCAAGTGGGCCGGCTCTGCTGCCGGCGCCCTGACCAAGATGGCAACAGGCCTGACGAGCGTCGAC